CGAGACGGACCCGCTGGGCCGCGAGCCGGGTGTGTGGCTGGAATCGGCGCGTGGCCGGACACCGGTCGAGTGGGAAATGATCCGGGTGCAGTCCGGCTCGAAAATCTTCGCGTCGCTGTATCAGGGGCGTCCGGCACCGGAGCAGGGCACGATCCTGCTCCGCAAGAACTGGCGCTACTACCCGAACCCGTTGTGGGTGCAGCAGGCCGACGGGTCGATGTTCGTCCCCGGCACCGGCCAGTCGATCTACGTGTCCTGGGACATGGCGTTCAAGGACACCAAAGCGTCCGACTACGTCGTCGGCCAGGTGTGGCTGAAACGCGGCCCCGACGCCTACCTGCTCGACCAGGTCCGGGACCGGATGACGTTCACCGAAACCGTCCACGCCGCGAAAGCGCTGCACGCCAAGTGGCCGCAGGCGACCGCGAAACTGGTTGAGGACAAAGCGAACGGCACCGCGGTCCTGGACACGCTCCGCAAGTCGACACCCGGCCTGATCCCGATCGAGCCGAAAGAGTCGAAGGAAGCCCGCGCGCACGCCGTGTCCCCGTTCATCGAGGCCGGCAACGTGCACCTGCCCGACCCGAGCATCGCGCCGTGGATAGCGGACTTCGTCAACGAGGCCGCGGCGTTCCCGAACAGCACCCACGACGACCAGGTCGACGCGTGCACGCAGGCGCTGCAGCGGATCTACCTGAACCGCGGCGCGGGTGACGCGTGGATGGAATACATGCAGCAGCGGATCGCCGAGAAGAACAAGGGGGACACCAAGCAATGACGAGTCCAACGTCCCGCGCCCGGCGTGTCGCTGCCCGCACCGCCTTGCTGAACAAGGCGAACCAGTTGTCGGCGGGTGTTGCGGTCGCCACCGCGAACAACCAGCAGGGCATGTCCTACGGCGGCGCGTTCGCGCCCGGCGTGCCACTCACCCCGTTCGACGGCTACTCCGGTCAGCCGCGGCAGTGGAACTACCCGACCGGGTACAACCTGCAAGGCTCCCCGCAGCGCGGCAACGGCCGGATCGCGTTCGACACGCTCCGCTCGGTGATCGACTCCTACGACATCGCGCAGATCGTCATCAACCACCGCATCGACGACCTGCGGTCGCTGGACACCCGCATCGTCGCAGCGAAAGGTGTCGACGTCGACGTCGCGGGCGCGGTACGGCTCGGCGAGGCCGCGTTGTACCGGCCGGACGGGCAGCACCTGTTCAAGACGTGGCTGGCGATGTGGCTGCAGGACCTGCTCCGCTACGACGCGGGCACCCTGTACCGGCGTCGTGACCGGGCGAACCGGGTGATCGGCTTGGATGTTGTCGACGGCACCACCATCGCCCCCGCGTTGGACTATTGGGGTCGCCGGCCGACGGGTGACGCGACCGCGTACGTGCAGTTCGTGCAGGGCACCCCATGGAAGCATTTCAAGGCGTCCGACTTGATCTACGAGCCGTTCCGGCCGTTCTCGAACAGCCCCTACGGCATGTCGCCGATGGAGTCGCTGCTGGTCACCGCCAACACCGACCTGCGGTTCCAGCTGCACTTCCTGAACTGGTTCACCGAAGGCAGCGTGCCGGAAGGGTTCGCGATCGCCCCGGAGGGCATGACCGAACCGGACCAGGTGCGGCAGTTCCAGCAGTTCTGGGACGCGTTGATGGTCGGCGACGAAGCCGCTAAGGACCAGGTCAAATGGGTCCCGCACGGTGTCACGTTCGAGTGGCCGAACGAGAAAGGGTTCGACTCCGCTTTCCCGCTGTACCTGATGCGGAAAGTGTGCGCCGCCTACCACGTCGTCCCGAACGATCTCGGCTTCACCGAGGACGTCAACCGGGCGACCGGGGAGACGCAGGTCGACGTCCAGTTCCGTATCGGCACGAAACCGCTCGCCGAGCACGTCAAAATGATCCTCGACGACTACCTGCAGCACGACCTTGGCCTGCCGGTGGAGTTCGAGTTCGACCTGGGCGAAGACTCTCAGGAACGGCTCGCGGTCGCGCAGGCGGACAAGCTGTACGTCGACATGGGCGCGATCTCGGTCGACGAGGTCCGGGGCCGGGTGTTCGGCCTGCCGGTCGACAATGAGCGGCCGGTGCCCCGCTACATCAACAACGAACGGCTCGGCCCGACACCTCTGGCCGCGCTGTTCAGCGTCGCCGGCCCGGTCGATCAGGACACCCTCGCGCCGACCGATGACGTGCCGCTGTCGACGACCCGGTTCACCGGCACACCGTCGCTGCTGCCGGTGAAAGCACCGGGGGAGGCGAACTTCCATCAGGCGCCGACGAACCCGGACGACCCGCGGCGGCCCGGTTTGGAGAAGCCGGTCCCCGGCACCGACGTTGTCGCCCCGCCCGCCCCGGCAGGCGCAGCTGCTGCGTTGCCGCCGAAGTCGCTGAACACGGTACGCTTGTCGCGTGACGTGCAAGGCACGCGACTGTCGGGGGGTGATGACGGTGGACAACACTCAGTGGTTCTAAAGGCCGACGGCCCGGAAGCCGCCGGGTTGTGCGTCCGCGCCGCCGACACCGGACGGGTGCTGCTGCTGCAACGCGGCCTCGACCCCGACGACGACGCGGCCGGCTGCTGGGAGTTCCCCGGCGGCCACATCGAACCCGGCGACGTGTCCCCGTTGAACGCGGCGCGGCGTGAGTGGATGGAAGAAACCGGCATGGTCACCCCGCCCGGCGAACTGGTCGGGCAGTGGACGTCCGGTGTCTACCAGGGGTTCGTGTGGCTGATCCAGTCGGAGGCTGCGCTGCCGATCAACCGCGGCGACGCGATCGTGAACCCGGACGACCCCGACGGCGACAACGTCGAGACGGTGGCGTGGTTCGACCCGGACGACCTGCCTGACATGCCGTCGCTGCGCCCGGAACTGGCCGACAGCGCGCCGTGGAAGGAAGTCGCCGGCACGGACCGGATGGTGAAAGCGCTGCGGAAGTGGCGCGACAACACCCGGACCCGTGTCGGGCGTGGGCAGCTGCCGCGGACCTTCACCTCACCCGATCTACCCGTCCCGGTAGTGAAAGCGGTGTGGCCGCATCTGCAAACCGCGCGGGACCGGTCCGCAGTCGACGCCGTGTTCGACACGGTGATCGAGGCGGTGGTGTCCGGCCCAAAAGCCCCGGCGCACCGTGAGGTGCGGAAAGGGTGGCGGGACCGGCCGGTCAACGCGCAGCCGCAGCACGACATCGACCTGCAGATCATCGACGAGTGGACCCCGCGCATCGCTGACGCGTTGCGTCGGGTGTTCACCCGCACGGTGCTCCGCAGCATGGTCCGCGCATCCGTTCACCGCGTCCGCAAAGACGAGGCGGCGTCGGATGACGAGATCACCGGCACCGGCAGCGACGTCGGCCTGTCGATCCGCGACATCATGAACGGCGTCGACACGACACCGTTGGAGACAGCGGTGACCCAGTTGTGGTTCGACGCCTACGTGCGGGGCGCCGCGGCGGCGACCGTGCAACTCGACGTCCGTAACGTGCTGAACCTGCAAGCCGCACCCGGCCTGCTGCGCGACTACACGGACTGGTCGAAGTGGCGGCCGGGTGACCCGATCGCGGCGGACAAACTCCGCAACGGCGGGCTGGCGCAACTGATGGCCGACGCCAACGTGCGGTTCACCGGCATCGCCCGCACGTCAGCGCAAGGCATCGCCGACACGATCTCCGACGGCCTGTCCGTCGGCGACTCGATCGACGCGATCACAACCGCGGTGTTCAACTACGCCGACGGGTTCGACATGGCCCGGGCGGAACTGGTCGCAGTCACCGAGACAGCCCGAGCGGTGACCGCGGCGACGATGGACACGTACACCGCGAACGGGATCGAGCAGTGGGATCTCGTCACCTCGGTCGGCGCCTGCCAGATCTGCCTCGACGTGGAAGCGGCGAACCCGCACAGCGTCGACGGCGGCGATCAGCAGCCGCCGCTGCACCCGCGGTGCAGGTGCGCCGCGTCCCCGGTTGTCGCCGGGGTCAGCGAGGACGGCAGCGGCGACTCAACCGCAGCCGACACCACGCCGACGGCTGACGGCAGCACCGTGTCAGCGGACACCGGGTCGAGCATGATGGACGCGCTCCGCACCAACGGCGGGTTCACCATCGACGCCCGGACCGGCGCGTCACCGACCGACGGCTACCAGGTCGGCATCGACGGGCACACGATGCAGGTCGACGGGCAGATACCCACCATCGACCAGTTGAACAACATGTCCGCGGAGGAACTGGCGGGTCATGTGGAGAAATGGATGGGCGACAACGCGGACCTGTTCGACAAGCCGAATATGATGGTCGGCGGGTGGCATGATACGAGCACCGGACTTGTCCACTTCGATGTGTCCGAGCACGTGCCGACGCTCGACCAAGCGGTGCAGTTAGGGCAGGAACGGAACCAGATCGCGGTGTGGGACAACGCCAACGCCGCGGAGATAGCGACCGGTGGGGAGGGTGATGACAGTGGCGGATAAGGACAACAGGTTCACTGTCGCGCTGCCCAAACGGTACAGCGACATGACCCCCGATGAGCGGCGGCAGGTTGCGCTGCAGATCGCGAACGCCGCGAAAGACATGGCCGCGAAAGTCAAGTCGGGCGGCGACGCCGCGAAGTGACCGGCACGTAACCACGCCGGCACAACTCATCCAGCAACACCCGGAAGGTGCGGACAGCGCGGGCATCAACAAGCCCGCATTGTTCGCACCTTCCGTTGTCCGCCCACGCGTGCGAGTCGTACTCCGGGCCGCAAGCCATACCAGCCACGCTACTTCGACGGGGGGACGGTTCCATGTGCGACAGCTGCGGCTACCCCGGAGACACCCACTACGTGCTGTCCGTCGCCTACCCAGCGAACCGGGTCGACGGGCACGGCGAATGGATGACGCCCGACACGGTCGAACGGGCGGCGTGGGAGTTCAACACCACCGGCCGCGAGATCGGCCTGTACCACGACGACAACGGCCTGGTCGGCACCGCCCAAGTCGTCGAGTCCTACATCTACCGAGGCCCGCAGTGGCAGTGTCAAGCCGCTGACGGGTCGACGCAAACCATCAACCCCGGCGACTGGCTGCTCGGGGTCGTGTTCCCGCCCGAATGCTGGCCGCTGGTGAAACGCGGCCAGGTCGACGGGTGGTCCATTCAAGGTGTCGGCGCGCGCCGGCCCGGAGCACCCGGAAGGGCGTGAAATGACAACCCCGAACCCGCTCGACGACGACGCCGCGTCGGAACTCCACTCTGTGCACGTGCCCCGCGTGGACGCAGTCAAAGGGCCAGCGACCGGCATCCCGTTCCTGATCCTGAAATCCCAAAACCGACCCGGTGCAGACGCGCCGATCACGAAAGGAAACGGCGCAATGGCCGACTCTGACGTCGCGGAAACCCTCGACGAGAACCTGTCCGACGCGGTCGACGCCGCGACCGACACCGCTGTCAACGGCGACGACGTCGACGCTGAGGCGATGGCCGCGACCAGCGACCCCGGATCGCCCGAGTGGGAAGCGCTCGACGCGGCGAAGGCCCGCGCTGCGGTGACCGGCTTGACGGCGCTGCGTTCCCTGGTGCAGCACCTGATGGGCCGCGAGGACGCCGAGTCGTTCGCTGGTGAAGGCGACGGCGACGTGTGCGACCTGATGGACGCCTGCGACGCGATCGACTGCGCGCTCGGCATCATGGCGAAGTTCGCTGTCGATGAGCAAGCCGAAGCCGACGAGGCCGGCGACCTGCAGAAGTCCCTCGACGGCGCTGCTGACCTGACAGACCGGCTGATCAAGGCGTCCGTGCAGAAAGCCGGTCGTGTGCTGTCCTCCGCGAACGAGAACGCGATCCAGTCCGCGGTCGACAACCTGCAGAACGTCCTGTCGCAGCTGCAGTCCGCGCCGATGGCAGCCGAAGGCGGCGAGCCGGTGAAGGTCACCAAAGCCGACGGCGACACCCCGGCGATCCCCGACGCGATCGCTGACCTGGTCGCGCAACTCGCGGTCGCCTACCAGACGTGGCACGACTCGGGCACCGTCGCGCCCGGTGTCGCTGACACCGCAGGCGACGCGCCAGCCGACAACACCGCCGCGGCACCCCCGGTCGAACCGGCGCCCGCGCCAGCCGAACCGGTGGAGGACGCGGCAGCGCCGCAGCCGGCCGCGCCCGCGCCGACGGAACCCCCGGCAGCGCACCCCGAAACTCCCGCCGCACCCGCGGCGGATGCAAGCAACGACGACGCACAGACCGCTGTCGCGAAGTCCATCACCGACGCCCTCGAAGCCAAGTACCGCGAGCAGATCGCGGCCTTGGAGAAGCGGCTGGAAGTGGTGGAGGCGACCCCGGTGAACGACGGACCGATGCTCGCTGGGCAAACACCGACCGTGGTTGCCCGAACCGGTCAGGACGCGGCGCCAGCAGGTGCCGACCCGTTGGCGGATCTGCGTAAGGAACTCGAAGCCGAACGCAACCCGATCCGCAAGGCGGAACTGCAGGCGCAGTTGGCGAACACGGCGTGGAAGCTCGCCGCCACCGGCAACGCCCCGCGCATCTGACCGACCCCCAACCAGTAACCGAACCCCGGACCGTGTGACGGCCGGGGGTTTCGTCTTTCCCAGAAAGGGAACTGTCGTGAGTGCAGCAGGCTTTGAGGCCATCACGGCTGAGACGCTGGAAGCGATCAAGAAGGCCCAGACCAACGGCATCACGTTCTCGACCGGTCTGTATGGCTACGATCTTTCCGGCGTCGTCAGCCTCGTCCCCGTCAACACCCCGTTCTTCGAGCGGGTGAAGCGCACCAGCGGTGAAGGTTCGACCGCGGCGCACTGGCGGGCACTGCTCAACATCAACAACCAGCAGCCGTCGCCGTTCGTCGGCGCCGACCAGGGCGGCAACTACATCAAGTTCAGCGAGATGGACGTGCTCGCGCCCTACGTCCCGGTCCGTGTGTCCGGGTACGTGTCGCGTGACTCGATCGACTTCGCGAAGGGCTACGCGGACGCGAAGGCGATCGCCAGCACCGGGACGTTGATGCAGTGGCGCATCCAGGAGAACAAGGGCCTGTTCGGCGGTCAGGCGTTCGCGTTGCCGACCATCGCAACCCCCAGCGTCGTCCAGTCCGACACGGGCGGCACCATCGCTCCGTCGACCGCGGTGAACGTGAAGGTCGCAGCCCGTTCCGGCCTGAACTACTACTGGGGCGGCTCCGGTGTCGCATCCTCGCAGGGTTCGGTCACCACGTCCACCGTCGCCGGCTCGACCCACTCGGCGACCGCTTCGGTGGCCGCGGTCAAGGGCGCTGTCGCCTACGACTGGTTCGTGGCCGGGTTCTACTACACCACGACCGTCGTGAACACGGTGACGATCACCTCGATCCCGACCGCGAACGCGGCCAGCGTGCCGAACCTGCCGGACCTGTTCGCGACCGCGCCGACGTCGGTCCCCGCGTCCGACACGTCGTACACGGCGAACAGCTACAACGGGCTGATCGCGTCGCTCGCGGGTGACTACTCCGCGAACGGCCTGGTCACCCCCGGCTCGGGCACCCCGTCCGGCGCCGTGTTCACCTCCCTCGGCGGCGCCACCCTGACCGCCACCAGCCAAGGTGTCACCGAGATCGACGCCATGCTGCTGTCGCTGTACAACAACGCGCAGCTGTCGCCGACCGCGATGATCATCAACGGTCAGGAAGCGCAGAACATCAAGGGCAAGATCCTGGCGTCGAACCAGGCGGTCATGTACACCACCCCCGACGGCGCGTCCCGTGAGGGCGTCATCGGCGGCGGTTCGGTGGCCGGCTACATCAACGGCGCTTCCGGCGGCGACCGGATCGACATCGTCGTCGACCCGCACCTGCCGCCCGGCCGGATCGTGTTCGTCACCGAACGGATTCCGTACCCGAACTCGGGCATCGCGAACACGTTCGAGGCGCGCTGTCTGCGCGACGTCGGCCAGTTCGACTACGGCCCGGCGCTGGACCCGACCCCCGGCAACAACGGCGGCCCGCGCGACGTGTGGGACGTGTCCTCGGTTGAGTCGTTCATCAACCGGGCGCCCGTCGCCTGCGGCGTGCTGACCGACATCGGCAACGGCTGACCGGTCACGTGAGACGTGCCCGGCGCGAGTCCTCTCCCTTCTCGCGCCGGGCACCCACACAGCATCTGCGGAGGCGTCATGTTCGTTGTGTCCCCGGTCGCCGCGGTGATCGACGCGCACGCCGTGTACCGGCCGAACGGTCGCGGCGTGTTCGACGTCCCCGACCGGCTCGGGCTGCAGTTGTGCGCCACGCACGGCGCGCGGCGCGCCTCGACCGCGGAGGTCGCCTGCGCCTACGTCGACCGGCCGCCGCAGACGGCCCGCGGCAGCGGGTTCGCCGACTTGGACCTGCTGTGATCCTCGTCCCCTACACGCACGCGAAGCTGCGCCCGGAAACGGTCCGCTCGATCAGCGACCACGTCACCGAACCTGTCACGTGGCGCGAGATCGACCCTGCCGACCGCGGCGGCTACCACCGGATACTCGCCGACGCGTGGCGGCAACCCGGCGACCTGATCATCATCGAGCACGACATCGAGATCCGCGCAGGCGTCGTCGAGTCACTGACCGACTGCCGCCAGCCGTGGTGCGGATTCCCTTACGCCATAGGCGAACAACTGCTGGTGTGCCTCGGCTGCACCCGGTTCACCGCCGACCTGAAAGCCGCCCTGCCGGGCCTGCTCGACGACGTCGCAGCGATCGCTGGGGACGGCCTGCCGCCGATGGTGTGGGAACGCCTCGACGTGCGGCTCGCTGGCCGGCTCGAAGCGTACGGGCACCGACGGCACTGGCACGGGCCGCCCGTCACCCACCACCACACCTACATCATCTAGGGGGACGCAATGACACAGCCCGCGATCGCGCCGTACGTCCCCACCTACGCCACCCGCTCCCCGTACATCACCGCCACCGAGTACCTGAACTCGCCGACCGGTGTCGACACGTCGCAGCTGGTGCCCGCGGGCACGGTGGCGCAGAACCAGGCCGCGCTGCAGTCGCAGATCGGGAAAGCGTCGTCTTGGGCGGATTCGCTGTGCGCGCAGGTGTTGTGCGCGACGCTGGACATTCAGGCCGGGCAGTACCGGATGCAGCGCGGCGGGATCATCGCTGTCCCCGTCGACTACACCCCGGTCGTGATGGTGACCGACGTGAAATGGGGCTACCGGCCCGGCGCCCTGCAGGATCTGACGGACCTGACCGATGTGTGGCCGAACGGGAAAGTGGTTGAGATCCCGCTGCTGACCGCGAACACCGTCACCAACCTCACCCCGCCACCCGCGCCGGGCATCCTCGGCCGCACCGGCTACGTGTACGCGCAAGTGTCGTACGTCAACGGCTACGCCAACACGATCCTCGCCGCAGCCGCGACAGCCGGCCAGTCCTCGATCACCGTCGCGTCCGCGTTCGGCCTCGTCCCCGGCCTGCAACTCACCCTGTCCGACGGCGCCGTCACCGAAGGTGTCACCATCGCCTCGGGCTACACCCTGAACTCGACCACCGTGCCGCTCACCGCGCCGCTGCTCAACAACCACGCCGTCGGCACGTCGTTCTCCGCGTTCCCGCTGTCCATCAAACAAGCCGTGATCTCGCTGACGAACGCGTTGATCAAAACCCGCGGGGCCGCCGCGGTGGAGATCGGGTCGATCCACGAAACCCCCGGCAAAGTCGACGACATCGAAGCCGGCGGCATGACCGACCTGGAAATCGCGGTCGACCTGCTCGGCCCGTTCAGGCGGGTCATCTGATGGGCGCCGTGGAGATCCGGGCAGCGATCACCGCGTTCTTCCAGCCACCCGCCGTGCCCGGCCTGGTCGAAATGTACAAGGCGGTCCCGTACTACATCGCCGGGGACCGCTGGCAACTCGCCACGAACCTCGGCACCGCCGCGGTCGGCGCGGTCCACCTCGACCAGCAAGCCGAAACCCGGATCACCGTCGGCGCGCCGGCCGCACCCGGCTTCATCGCGGGCGGCTCGAAACGGGTCGACTGGAAATGCGGCATCGTCGTGTTCTACCAGTTCCTGATCGACCAGAACCCCGGCGTGCCGTCAACGAACGACGAATGGGTCGGACCGCTCGACGACATCCTCGAAGGGATCACCACCCGCATCCGGTCCGACCAGACCCTCGGCACCGGGGCGGGCGGCGTCATCTTCCAAGCCGGTGAGGGGCTGGGCGACATCCGGGTGTCCCGTGACCTGCCGCGCCGGTCCTCGGGGGTGATCATGTCGTGGAACGTCGTCGAGTTCGACGTGACCGAGATCGTGCAGGCATGACATGGCCGGTCGGAAGGTCAGGAAGCACTCGAAGGGGCCGACGCATCGGAAAGTCCGCCGCAGGCACGTCAAACGGCACAAGGTCCGGCGCCGTCGGGTAGTCCACCACCGGGTGCGACGCGCCCGGCTGAAAAGGCTCGGCATCCGCCGCAAGTCGTCAAGCCGGAAGCATAAGACGCGGCGGGCCAGGGCGAAACACGCCCGCCGCGCCCGGAAGCGGCACACGAAGCGGCGCGCTACCCGCAAGCCGAGCAAACGGAAACGGCACCTGCGGCACAAGGCGCGGCACAAGCGGCACCTGCGGCGCACCCACCGGCTGCGGCACAAGGCGCGGAAGAAAGCGAAGCACCGCCGGAAACTGCGGCGCCGCGCCCGGCACAAGCACGCCGCCCGCAGACGGAAAACGGCCCGGCACCACGCCCGGAAACGGAAGCTGCACCGCCGGAAGCTGCGCCGCGCGCAGCGCAAGAAGCGCGCCACCCGCCGACGGCACACGCTGCGGCACCACGCCCGACGCAAGACGCATCGCCGCAAGGCACGCCGCCACGCCGTGCGGCATCACACCAGCACCCGACGCCGCACTTCACGGCACGCCGCGCGTCGCAAACACCGATAAGGAGAACCCCCGATGACGATATTCCGCTATCGGCACGTGTCGGAGTGGCCGCGCGTCTACGACGGCCTGCGGCACGGCATCGAAGCGATCGTGCACCGCCACCACGACCCGGACGCGGGTGAGCCGCCAGCCGCGCCCGTCGAAGGGTCGACGGTGCTGCTGCAGGCCGGCGACGAGATCGAGACGCCGACCGCGCTCGACCACCCGCACCTGCAGCCGGTCAACTCGGCCGCGGTGAAAGCCGCAGCTGGCAAGCCCACCGAGTCGACCGACTCGGGCAGCACACCCAACCAGGACGCCGCAGGCAGCGGTGACCCCGACCCGTCAGGGGAGTCGAAGTGACCACGCTGTTTTATCCCGGCAACCTGCAGTGGTTCGGGATCAAGAAGGAAGTCACGTACGGCACGGCGCAGGCGGTGCCGGACACGTGGATTCCGGTTGACACGCCGAAGTGGAACGCGAAGATCAACCCGCTGGTGGATCAGGCGATGCGCGGTTACATGGGCGCCGACTTCCAGCAGCAGCAGGGAATGCGGTACGACGAGATCACCTACAAGACGTTCATCTACGCGGACACCGTGTACCCGCATTTCTTGTCGATGCTCGGCAACCCCGACACCGTCACCGGCACCACCGCGCCGTACACCCACAAGACGTCCCTGTACAACGGCACCGGCACCGACGCGGCGCAACCCGTGTCGTACACCGGGTTCTTCTTCCACCCGTCCGGGAAGGTCGTCCAAGTCCCCGGCCTGCAGATGGTGTCGCTGAAAATCGACGTCAAGGCCGACGAACTGCCGACCCTGGAAGTGACGTGGAACGGCATGCCCGGCACGTTCATCACCGCACCCGCGAACACGCCCGGCGCGCTCGCGCCGATGCCGGCGTGGACCGCGGCGATCACCGTCGGCGGTGTCGCCATGTCGAAGTACAGCGACGTGTCGTTCGAGTTCAAGCGCGGCACCAAGCCGATCCCGGTCCTCAACGGCACCCAATCACCGCTGGCGATCTACGCGGGCGAGTTGACGGTGGCGGGGTCGTTGGACGCCATCTACCAGGGCACCACCGACACCGACCTGACCAACTTCCTCGCCAACACGCAGCCCTCGCTGAAATGCGTCCTCAACCCGCCCGGCGACGCGGTCCACACGTTCACCGTGCAGTCCTCGGTGATCGCCTACGACTCGACCGACCCGAACGGCACGAACCAGGGCTGGATGACGATCCAGTCCGCGTTCAAGGCGTTGATGAACGCCACCGACGCGCTCGACTCGAAGCAGTCCCCGGCGCAGGCGCAACTCATCAACACCACCGCGACAGCGTTCTAACCCACCACCCAAGGGAGAAACCAGCAATGAGTCACACCATCGACGTGCCGGGCGGCACGGCCACCTTCGTCGACCCGAACAGCGACGAAATGACGCCGCGCCGTACCCGGCCCATCGAAGAAATCACCCTCGAACTCGGCGACGTCCTCGACCGGGTCACCACCGCGCGCACGGTCGCTGTCGCGGCCGAGATCGCCGACGGGAAGACACCGGAACAGGCTGAGGCCGCGGTCGACACCCAGCCGGACCTGATCGGCCCGGACATCGTCCTCGACCGCAGGCAGGCCCGGCTGTTCCGGGAACTGCAGGACGCGATCACGTGGGCGCATCTGCTCGCGTGGGATCTCGACCGGCAGCTGCCCGCGCAACCGGACGACCTGCTGGACCTGCCGAAAGATCTGTACCTCGCGCTGTCCGTGCACGCCGCGAAGCTGTCCAAGGACGCACGCACCGGCAGCAAGTCGTTCGACCTGTCCACCGAGTCGTTGGAGAACCCCGCTTCCCCTACTGGACCCTCAGGCGCATCCGCCGCGCGCTCTGGGGGCAAGGGCCGCTCGAAGACCCGGTAGCGGTCGCCTGGCGTCGTGAGTACGACTACCGCCAGATGCACCCCGGCATGACGCACTGGCAGTACATGGACGAGCCGCACCTGGTGATCACCCGCGAACTGCGGATACACGCGTTGGAGCAGGAACGGAAACAGCAACGCCGCAACCCTGCCTCGGCGCAGCCGGTGATCACGTGACGGGGGTGCGTGGTGGGCTGGATCGGCGTCGACCAAGCGAAAGCCGCGATCATGAAAGTCGCGAACGCCTCCGACAAAGCGACGTACATGATGGTCACGCAGGCGGCGGCGCTGGCTGAGGCGGAAGCCAAACACAACTTCTCCGGGGCGCACGCGAAAGGCGAACCGCACACGGGCGGGAACCGGCCCAACATCGTCACCGGCACGCTGCGCCGCTCGATCCGCGCCGACCCGGTGCGGCGGCTCGGGTTCCAAGAGTGGGGCACCCACGTCGGGCCGCGGGTCATCTACGGCCGGCGCGTCGAACTCGGCTACGACAGGGGCGGGCGCGGTCCGGGGCATCAACGGACCCGCCCGTTCCCGTACTTCGGTCCCGGTGTCGAGTCGGCCCGCGCTCAGTACGCGGCGCTGGTGGTGCGGATCTGGCGGCAGTTCATCTGACAACTGAACAAGGGGGGCGGCCATGGCCGAAGATATCCCGCCGCTGGTGCTCGTACTGCGCGCCAAGGCGAACGAGTTGTTTTCGTCGCTGAAAGAGGTCAACAGCAAGGTCGGCGCGATGGAGGAAAAGACGACCGGCGCGACCGGCCGTTCCGCCCACGCCTACCACCTGCTAGCAACCGCGGGGAAAGCCGCGCTCACCGGCATCATCGGCGCGTCCGTCACCGTCGGTGTCGCGTCGGTGAAGATGGCCGGCGACTTCCAAGAGGCCACCACCCAACTCGTCACAGGCGCGGGTGAGTCGGAGAAGAACATCGACATGGTCCGGTCGGGGCTGCTGAAAATGGCGGGCCAGGTCGGCGTGTCAGCGAACCAACTCGCGCAAGGCATGTACCTGGTGGAGTCGGCCGGGTTCCACGGCGCGCAGGGCCTGCAGGTGATGAAAGCCGCCGCGGAGGGCGCGAAGGTCGGCGCCGCCGACATGGCGTCCGTGTCCGACGGTTTGACGTCAGTCCTGAACGCCTACCACATGTCCGGCGACAAAGCCGTGTCGGTCACGAACCAGCTGATCGCCACCGTCGCCAACGGCAAGATGCACATGGACGACCTGTCCCGCTCCCTCGGAAACGTCGTCCCGATCGCCGCGGTCGCTGGGATCAAGTTCACCGAGGTCGGCGCCGCGATGGCGACGATGACCGGGCAGGGCATGTCGGCGCGCCGCGCGTCCATGAACCTCGCGGGCGTCATCCGCGCCCTCGCGAACCCGTCGGTGGTGGCGCAGAAAGAAATGGAAGCGCTCGGCGTGTCGTCGATCGCGTTGGGGAAGAACTTCGGCAAAACCGGGCTGTCCGGCTCCCTCGACATCCTCGTCAACGCGATCAAAACCCACATGGGGCCGGCTGGGACGGTGCTGGTGCAGCACCTGCAGAAAGCGTCGAAGTCGTCTTCGTCGTTCCAGCAGGCGCTGGCCGCGATGACCCCGACGCAGCAGACCTACATCGCCGCGCTGTCGAAGATGGTCGGCGGCGCGCAGGGCCTGCAGGCGGCGTTGCTGCTGTCCGGCTCGAACGCGCACACGTTCAAGTCGAACATCGCGTCCGTGTCGGAGGCGGCGAAGCACGTGACCGGTGACGTGGAGGGCTGGAAAACGACACAGGCCGACTTCAACACCAAGATCGCGCAGACGCGGGCAGCGGTCGAAGCGATGGGCATCAAACTGGGGATGCTGCTGATCCCGAAGATTGAGCAGGCCGCGCAGGTCGGGCAGAAGTGGGCCGGGTGGCTGCAGAAACACACCGCGGTCGCGTACACCCTCGCAGCTGTCATCGGTGGCGTGCTCGGCGCGGCGATCGCCGCGTACATCGCGCACCTCGCGGTGGCGGCAGCGAACTCGGTCCGCGACTTCGGCGCCT